GTTAGGGCTGTTTTTCTCAGTTGACCAACATTCTAGGGCAATATCGAGACAAAAAAAAGGGCCTTTCGGCCCCTTTCTCTTTAGGCTCCTTGTGAGCCGTAAATGCCTCGCCAATCGGACCAGCCGAAACTATAACGCTCACGCGCCTTGTATCGGATGTTTCCGGTTGAGAAGTCAGGTTCCATAGAAGTTTCCATCGCGGAGCGTTGGAACATCTTGAGACCTTCGCCTTGGTCTGTAACCGAAGTCAACAGGAAGAAGGCATCTGGGTCGTTCAGATAATGGTTAACAGTGTAACCACCGGGCAGAACGCCAGTGCTCTTGATCGCATTGAGATCGTTGTCAGCAGTACCAGATCGCTTGTCCGAATTCAAAATTCGGTCAGCAACGAAGACCAACTGAGGAGGTACGACTAACTTAGTCGCCTGAACCGAAATGGTCAGCCCTCGGTCATCAGTGTAAGTGCTGATGTCGATCAAAGCATCTTCCAATGAAGTTTCATTTAAATCAGACATAGTAGCCGCTCGGTTAGCGGCAGTACCGCCACCAGACAACGGGTGAGCTGTGTTGATTAAAGAAACGCCATCGCCGCCAGTATAGGTGCCGCTGAACGCATTGTTCAGTATGTCAGCGCCTTTTACTTCTTTGGTGTTCGCCATAGAGCGAGCAAGTGCCTTGACATAACGCTTACCTAAACTGTCATAAAGATTATCTTCTACAGCTTCCTCGGTAAGGGCAAATGCCAAAGCAATTGTCATATGCGAATAGCGTGCCGAGTAAGACTCGCCAGCATTATCAAAGACAACACCTTGACCTTCAGTTTTTGTTGGTGCTGAACCAAAGCCGGTGATGAGAACTTCTTCCTCGAAGGCACGCTGAGAATCTTCAATTGCGAAGATCTCTTCGTACTCTCGATCGTAGCTGTCATAGCTCATACCGAACAACGAGTTCAAGCCGGGTTCTAGCTCTTTAGCTAGTTGTGCTCTTGAAATAGCCATTTGTTACTCTCCTTATGCTAATCCAGCGCCTTTAATGCCGAATACATGGTTTTCGATTACGACAAGCACATTAGTATGCGCTGACGCTACGTCTGAATTTGTAGGATCTTCAGAAATATCAATCGCTTTAACTGGAAGTGTCAAGGCAGTTCCGCCATCAGTCACTTTCAATTCAGCACCAGAAACACCAGACTTGGTAGATCCTGCTGTTGTGTAAACGATATCAAAGTTACCGAACAAATCAGCAATTGGGAAAGCAATATCTGCCTGAACCTCAAACACAACCATTGGATCATCAATCACAAAAGCAATAATGTCCGCAGCGTCAGTATCTGCTGGATAGTAGTTGCTATACACTTGCTCACCACTGGTGGGGTCTGTGTACTGACAACCGTTAAATACACCAACAATGGGCACTACGCCCCCGTCAGCATGAAGGGCAACTGTGCCCCCGGTTACCTGAGTAACCATATCGCCCTGAAAAATGCTGGTGTCATAATCAGCAGCAATGCGGTAACGACTTTGACCACCCGAATAAGGTGCTCCGCCGATCATCCGAACGGGCTTTAAACCAAAAGCGGCATCTTTATTAGCCATTTTTATCTCCTTGAGACTTAGCGTCTACCAAATGTTACTTGGGAGTCTCGCTGAGGGTCATACTTAACGTAACGCTGATCGCCGCGAGTCTCATTGAACATTGTGTTATCCAATGCGTCAGTGGCCGCTTGATTTTTCGCATTATAATATGCGTTGCGCTCTTCAATCGTTTCGTCGGGTATTTTCGCCAGCAATAATCCTTCGTTGTATATGACTCCAGCGTGCTTCCCGGCATCCATCGTGGGAAGTTCCCACTCTGGAGGAAGATCAGATGCTTTTACAAGCTCCCAACCTTCCCTTATCCGTCTGCTTACGTTCGCCCGATCCTCTTGCCCTAGCATTGATTCCCTGATCCACCGATAGGTGTAACCGGGGGGTGCCGGGGGAGTTTCGAGCTTACGAACTGGTCGCCACGGTCGTCGTCGAGCCTGTTTATCGTGCGTCTCGGAATCACGCGAAGCGCGGGTCTTATTAGCTGAATCTGTCATTATCTTGCCTCCCTTTGAGCAATTTTTTGCTTTTCTGACGCTACACGTTTAAGCCAAGCTTCCTCGGACATATTGTGTGGCTTCAAACCACGGAGGCGCTGAAGTTCAGATTGAGTGAACTTAACACCACGCTTGCTGCCCTGTGTTTGTTGCCGTCCAGCTGAACTGGCGGAAGCGACTCTTTGCACAGCGGGTCTATCTTCCTTTTTTTCGGCTACCGAACTACCCTGTAAGGTTGGGTAGATTCGAAAAACTCTTGTGTCCAATTCATTGTAATACTCTTCGGAGTCTGGTTCAAACCCCTCGTTAATGAGATTGAAATGAGTGAAGTACGCAAACTGAGTCGCCTGAAGGTTTTCTTCGTTCTCAGAATCACCATACCATTTGTTTTGATCATGCCAGCTTAAAGCTTCGTCCGTAGGTTTTACTTCCTGCTGAACTTGCTGCTGAGGCTGCTGGTATGCCTGATAGTTTTCTTGCGGGACTTGTTGGGAACCGCTCTGCTCGGCAACATACTGTGACTGCCTAGACTGAGCAACTCGAAGCTTTTCTTTTTGGATCGCAATATCGTTCTTTAGCGTGTCCGCCTTTGAAATCAGATCAGCGTCACCAGACCGAATCGCTTTTCGGTAGATGTCATCTATCTGGCTTTCTTTCGAGGAAAGAGCTTCTTGCTCTTTTTGCAATACAGTCGTCTGCTGAACAACAGAATGTTTTTTGTACGCATCAAGCTCCTGATCTTTTTGCAGAGCAAGAGACTCAAGGTACTGAGCACGCTCCTCAGCTTGCTTGGTCTTTTGGTTTAGCTTATTAATCCGCTTGCTAACCGATTTAGTGTAGCGCTCAAGCTCGTCATCGTTGCTGACCGCCCCGCCTTCCTGCCCTTCGGGTGGATCTTCAACAATTTGAACTTCAATTTCTTCTTCTACCGCGTTTGAATTTTCTACTGTCATCGCCAGCTACTCACTATGTCATCAGGGTTAAGGATAGTACCAATGACTTCATCGTCATTGATTATGCGCACCTCGTCTCCGTCGTCAAGCTTGAAACGAGCACCAGCATACCGGCCAATTAACACCCAGTCGCCTTCTTTGCACCATGGTGTTTCGCCGTACTTTTCTTTGTCCGAGTAACAGAGCAGACCTTTCTTCACAACATAAGCAACAACCGTTGCAAGTGATTCTCGGTCCACAGTTTCTTTGGTTAGATGAATGCCACCCTTGCTTGTTCGCTTCCCGATATAAGGGATAACAAGCATTCTCCAACCCGAAGGTGTAGGCATCCTCTCCAGTACGGTTTTACTCAGCAATGAAGGATCTAAAACCAGATCCTCCTTCTGAATAAAGGCCGATTCAATCGACGGTTTTGTCACTAGCGCTCTCCTTTTGCGTAAAAGTCTTGGATATGTTGTTCCACCAAGTTTAACGCAGTTAGCTCGCCTTGCAAACTTTTATAATGTTCCATATCTTTAAGCAAACCTTCGCACAATGTTTCAACGATCAAACTTCTCCGATCACCTACCATTCGCTTTAAAGATGAGGCTAGGTCAACGTCGTCTCTCATACGCGCTCGTAATAATCTAGGCCCTTAGTCGCAGCGCCAGTTCCTCTGGTACGCATCTTCTTGACCTTAACCTTTAACTGACCCTTCGAGACAGCACCGCCGTCTTTCATGCCTTTTGATGTTTTCATCGCAATAGCGACGGCCTGATCTTTTGGCTTACCTTCTTTTCTGAGCATACTAATATTCCTACTAATGGTTTTTTGACCGCTACCCTTCTTCAGAGGCATCGCTTGTCTCCTCTTCTACTGGCTTCTTCCTAAAAGAAACTTTTGCTTTAGGCTTAGGCTGAACTGTCTTCGGCGCTACAGGACTCGGCGCTTCAATCGCTACAGAAACCGGCGCTGCAGCTCCTTGTTTAATTCTCGCCAACTTTGCCTCAAGCCTTGCTTCATCTGCTGCCTGCTGAAGATTTTTCTTCTCGGCAATCATCTCAACTTCTGCTCGCTCTGCTTCACGCATCAAAGCTTTGTTTCTTCGAAGCTCCGCCTGCTGTTCAAGAATATAACTGGTTGTCATCTTATACCTCCAAATTTAGCCTGCAACTCAAGCAACTTTAACTCAGCCTGTTGCTCAAGTCTCTGTGCGGCAATATCAAGTTTATCGTCTGCGACTGACTTCTGAACACCGATTCTTTGCTTGGCGATTTCAGATTCCAGAAGCTTTTCTTCACCTCTTTGAGCTTGCTTAGCATCAAACTGGTCTTGGTCCGCATTCAATTCTTGCTCTCGCAAATCCAGTTCTTTTTGCCGGATCTGGACTAAAGGGTCTTCCTCGCTACCCTGACCAATTGACATCAAGAAATCTTGCGTCAACTGAGCCATGATTGGTGACGAAAAACTTTCAGTGATCATCTGAATCTGACTAACCACTTGCGGCTGTTGTTCTGGCGGTACTTGCGTCATTTGCTGCTCAAGCTGCTGAACCTGCTGCTGTATTTGTGGCGGCATCTGCTCTTTCGCCATCTGCGTAGACATAAACTGCAAGTGCTGCATACTGTGCGCGATGACCAAAGCCTGCAACTGCGGATTGGTTTTCACAACCTCGGTCAAGAACAAAGACCTATGAGTATCAACGTGAGCCTGATGGTTTTGTGGCTCAAAAGCTTGCTGAGGCTGACCCATCATAAAACCGCTGTTCTCAATCCCCGCATCAATCGGAGCAGGGGGTGGGGGCGGTGGTGGTGGTGGTTGCAAAAGGCTGTCAACATTATCAATCCCTAGCGCAGAATACATTCTGCGGTAAGCTTCATAAATCCCTTTTGGCCCATGAATTTCAGGATTTGACTGCACGAGCTGCATTAGCTCTTGAGCCATTGTAATTCTTTGAGACTGGCTAAAGATGTTGGGATCTGAGCCAGGAATAACATCGACACGCCCGTCAAAATCAGTCTGCTTGACCTCTTGAGCGCCGCCAAGAGCCTGATAAGGATACATTGGCGGTAGGTATTCAGAAAATACTTTGGCCAGAAGCTGAAACTCAATTCGTTGAGCGTAGTGTAAGCGCTTATGAATCGCGCTCAT